TTTATTTTATCGATTACAAATCCTTTTCTATGGAAACTGGGACATTCTATAAAAATTTCATTGTCTTTTAACTTTATATTATTGTCCCAAACAGGAATTGCATATGTATTTCCCCAAAAAAAGTTTGGATTTCTTCTAAAATGCACCTCTATCAAGTTTCCACCTATCATTTCAATGTTAATCCACTCATAATTTCCTTTTAATGTCTTTAAAATTTCTGGAAAAGGTATTATCTGATCAATTTTTTCCCACTTGTCCCATTTATAGAGAGTTGAATTGTTTTTTGTACCCTTAACACATATGAATTGCTTTCCAAAATGATAGTCAATTGATAAATGATCACCTTCAAATACTTCACACCAAAAATGGCCCGGAGGAAAGTTGTCTGTACTATCAGTGATCCAAGTAATTTCAGTGTTTCTACCCATTCCCAGAAGGTTTGTGATGGGTCTAACAACATAATAACCAGGATTTGGTACAGGTTCTCCCACCGGACCACATGTATACCCCAATCGACGTGAAAGAATTAGTTTATCATAGAACCACAAGTCTTCATCATGAAATAAAAACCAATCCTCATCATCTTCCCATTGAGGTAACTCAGTCATTTTTCTTTTCGTCTTGGTTTTCCCAGAAATATTCGTCAGTATCTCCAAGTCTTCCCCACTTAAGTCCAACTTCTGTTCTATAAAATTTAGTAGAAATTTTAAAGTCTGGCACTTTAGGATTTTCTGGTGTTCTTGATGGACTGAAGAGTCTCATTCTATTGTTTGGATACAATGCAAATTGACCATTTTCTAATAAAATGCAGTTGTGTGACTTGTGCTCTTCAGGCATTTCACTGGTTCCGCAATCAATTTTATCATTATATGGATGATAGTTATCAAGACTGAATAGATATTCGCCTTTTAAGATCCCAAAGTCACGAGTTCGTGCTTCAAAATCTAATTCTCCAATATGTTGCTTCTTAACACATACTACACCATAACTCATACAATCCCAGAATTGAAGATTCGTAATATCTAAATCTGGAGTTGGAGTTTCCGGTCTTCCACAAAAAGCAGTGATTGGTAATTTGTCAAATAAAGCACCATATTCTGGTAAATAAGTCTCAAAATAAAAAGAACGTCCGGGTAATGACTTAGCAGTTACCCAAATTCCTTCGACAAATTCACCGTGACCATCTACCAAATCTCTTAGATATTCTTTACGAACCCAAACTTTCTGTGGAGGTAGATTTACGATGAGTTGTGACATTAACCCCGTCCTTGTCCACGATATACTTTACGCTTCCCATTACGAGAAGTCGCGGCATACTTTGTGTGCTTCCCGTTCCCCTGACGAGTTTTTTTCGGTTTGGCTTCCACAAAACCATTGCCACTCAATCCAACCTTTGAACGCACTGCCATAATAACTTCCTAATACTTTGTGATTTTTGTTTCTAGATCTTGTGGTCTTGGAAAACCTTTCTGATAATACTCTACCGAAAGGTCCTCCATCTTATCAAAATACTCCTCCTCCGTCAAGTTCTTATACAGAACTTTCCCCTTATGGAGAATTGTATATTCTGTCAGCACCATCAGATCACTCTTGTCTTCTCATGTCCAACACGAATCCGTGGATCACACCATATCTCAAATCCTGCTTCGATAGCATCGAGACAGAATGATACATCCTCTCCACACATATCCTGCACTTCTCCACTCTCAAATACTTGCATCTTAGGTGCAAACCATGGATACTTCATTCCATTATTCTCAAAAACACCGTGCTTAATTAATAACCACCCAAATCCTGCATAATCAACAGTAAACGGTTTCTTACGTTTTGCAATACTCTCAAGATTTTCATGATTCATGACTCCACCACCCTTACGGAAGTCTTCCTCATCTAACCAATGTGCAACACTTGTTGTACGTCCGTCCTCGGTACAATACCATCCACTCACAATGTCTTGGTCCATCAATACCAATTGCCAAAACTTCTCTGTGTTAAACACAATATCACTATCAATCCATAATTGATAATCATATTGTAACTTACCGTCCCATGGAATTTGATCCGGTCCTCTCAGTACATTCGCACCTAAACATTTGCATCTTGCAAAGTTTACCATTGATGAATAATCTTGAGAAATCTGAATGCTGGCACCAGCCTGTACTAAATCAAAACAAAGTTGTACAAAGTTTTTGAGATACGTATAAGATACTCCTCTACCAGGTAAACAAAAGACAATGGACTTGCCTCTTACCATTTCCTTTGCTTTCGCATAGTCCCATTCTTCAACACTCTCAGTTGCTTTGGGTGTCTTTGCTTTTACTGTAAATCCTTTAGCCATAACTTTAAATGAACTACTTCACTATCATAACACTCTATCTATATTCAGTCAATACTACGAATTACAATACAATCATTCTCTACCTCGATGTTTATTTCTGTTCCCTCATACCATCCCTTTTCATCACATACCCATTCTGGTATCGTTACATAATGTTCTCCACTTACTGGGTCGATCTCTATAGTCGTAAAATTTTCCTGCGGATTTTTTTGCATATCTTTGAACCTTGTGCCTTGTTTTTATATATGAAAATTTTTTTTTATCTTCGTGTTATCACTAACGCTCTTTGGGTCGTTTATAGCTTAAAGTAGTAGGGGGTTTTTATATACGGGGCACGGCAACGCATAACATAAGGGGGGCAATCACCCCCCACTGCTGTTTACGAACGAATAGTGCTAAAGTAAAGAGATATCAGACGGCAGGGGGATCGAATCGACCGGGGCACTTGCTGTCTAAGATTTGCCAGTATCCGACATGAGCACCTAACATCCCTTCAGAGGGATAAGCAGTGTCTAAACGAATAATACGACGGACGGTCAACTCAACAGCATCATCGCTATGGGTGCTGAAGACCCGTCGAAATTCTTTCAGGATGGTGGCACGGTCATCACAAGTATCAGCAGGACGAACGTGCTGGAGGTACAGATCGGTGATCAGGTCCAACTCTGCAGAGGTCCAAGTCTGACCACCGGCATTGGTGCGGGACTTCACGAAAATGCTGTTGTCACGACGATTGAAAATTTGATAGACCTTTGAAGTGGTCTTGTAGGTGTCCCCTTTTTTGATGCTGTAGGTGCGACGGGTCACGGGATCCAGCAATAAACGGGTCTGAGTTGCGATGACGGATGCCATGGGTGATGTTCCTTTGTTCTCTCATATTCTACAGCATCGGACCCCCTTGGCAATCCCCTAAACGATAAGGGTTGCTGATGAGGGTGATAAGATTATTTGTTTACACTTTGGAACTTATTGTTGTTGAAGTTAGCATAACTGAACTGTTCACGATTGACTAGTTTATATGTGCCGAACTCATTGGAGTAGACATAACCCTCACCACCGATTGGAGTCTGCCCGATGTATGCCTTTGGACCATTATTCCGACAGAGATAGATAGCATCTTCTTTTATCGACTTAACTAATAACCAGAAACTGATGAGTTTCTCATTCATAAAGGTGGAAGCAATGACAGGACGATTCTCACGGATACAGGAATTAAGTTCCTGTTTAATCAGTTTGGCATCCTTATCTGATACAAACTCAACGTTCTGTGCCATTACTCTTGCGAAAGAGATTACGTCGTCTAAGTCATGGAATCTCTTCAGACCATCATCATAACGACCGGATGCAATCGTTGCTCTGGGTTTCACAATCTTACAATAGAATGTGTCGGTCATAGTGAAGTTCATTGGGTGTGCGATTGCATCCCTTAAATCACTCTCTGCTGTGTAATACGTATGAGGGGCAATGATAATCTCCTCCTCTACAATGTTATCGAACTGATAGGTGATTGTGTTCGGTGTATATTCATCAGACCCACCGAATCCGATAAAGTCACCCTGAAAGATACCTCCGTTTTGTGGAAGATAGTCTAGGCACTTATGAAGAATATTAGCAACATTGCCCGTGTGGTTAGCATCAATATCCTGATGCGATTCGTTGATTTTGATCTTTACTTTGTTAAAGACTGACTTAGTACCAACGAAGAAATTACCGGTCGCAGGATTCTTTCCCCATACGATTGCCGGTGCCCCATCCATCTTTACTGACAGATTGCCCTCATTACGTAGACAATCAAGAGCACTTAAATCACCGGTGAGAATGGAATCTTCGGGATGTTCGATGTGCTTGTTTTGCATTTAGAGAATGATGAGAATGAGAATAATTGAGTAGAAACGGGCATAGATTGATGCCCATTCTTTTTTAGTTTTAATCATGCAAGACGCATACCGTCAAAGAAAGGAATTGGTGCTCCCTGATAGTTAACAAACCACTGAAAGTTTTTCTGAAAAACATACTCACCGTCCATTCCGAAGGCAGAAAGTAAAGCATTCAAACGTGACTTCGTGGTCTTTGATTGATAACCACCGTCGAACAATTGCATCCAATCTGCACCGATTGTGGCAATCAAATTGCCGTGGAGGTATACGTCAGACGTGCCCTCCCAACCGGGGATAACAGTCGTATTGGCAGATGCCCAACGTTCATCGTTCTGAACTGCTGTGATCATCTGAGTTTCGATCTTACGCATGAGAGACAGGTAGAAAGGTCTGAGAGGTGTGGTGAGGTGCTGTCCCCTCCACTTCTATAGAATACACGATTTTCAGGTCTGTGCCGTGACCTTGTGCCACTTTGTCCGACTGTCTACTCGCGGCTGACCTGAGTATCATTTAGTGGGGAGATTGCCTCCCCCTAAGTGTTAGTTAACGACTGTGAGTTCTATATTCTTTGCCATCCAAATCTGTTCGATGATATCATCAAGAGTGGCAATCTGTTCATCGAAAGTATTATCTTTCGTAATAGAACTACACCTGATAAGTTCACCTCTACGGTCTACAAGTGCCATTCTTAAGTTAGTGCCAGAAATGTTCATTGATTGTTAGTTAGTGAGTGAATGAGTAGGTGTTACTTACATAACGTGCTCTAGAGCAACTTTACCATAAACTTCATAGAAACAATCCCATGCCCATTTATCATCTACGAAAGAATTGCAACCTTCTACCTGATCAACAATCCAATCATATGCCATATCTAAATCAGCATCCATTTCACCCACAAAATTATACAAACCTTCCATTGCCGATTTGAAATTAGGGTCTTCCATTAGTGATAATGCTGTCTTGCCAGTCTCATTATCACGAATAATCATTTGACCTTCGATGTTGTATGCTTTGGAGAATTGTGACATTTGAGAGGTGAATTCCTTTGACCCTTTAATAATACACGATTTTGAGGTCTGTGCCGTGACCTTGTGCCACTTTGACCAACTGTCCAC